CCGTGCTGTCGCTCGACGTTGCTGCGATTGTCACGCGATTATACATATTCCAGACGCCGATCAAGCCAGCCGTTCCACCTGCGGCAGTTCCACCGACAATGAAATCAACCGTCGATGTGCCGTTTGTGCGAACAGTGCCAACATACGTTCCGCGCTGCGCGGCGGGGCCGTTTGTAATTGCGATTTTGTTGACGAGAATGCCCGCGACGTACTCTAGCTCGGTGGTGCCCGCCCCGGTGCCGCGTGCGGTATCGGATGTCCAGGCAGGCCCCCGCGTGCAACGATAGGTGCCGCTATCGTTCCACACAAACAGATCGTAGTTGCTGTTCGTCGTGCACGCCGCCGGGCTCTTGGTTGCGTCGGTCGTGGCCTGCGATAGCTCCGCCGCAATATCGTGCATCTTCCAACGTGTTCCGTCATAGATTGGAACATGCTGACCAACGTGCGGCGTATAATAGATCGTTGAAGCAGCCGAGACCGTTGACGTTAGCACAGGTGTCGCCGTTGTCAGCGTCAACCGCCCTTGGGGCGGACCAGGCGAAACGCCAAGATTGAGGCGAGCGGTTGAGGCGTTGGCAACGTCTGAAAGATTGTTCGATGCCACGACGCCCGTCACCCAAGACGGGTTTCCGCCTGGTCCGCCGGATTGCAAAATCTGGCCTGATACGCCCGCGCCGAGCACCACCCATTGCGTCGCGTTGCGGTAGAGAATATCGCCTTGCGTCCAGCCGATGCCCTCCGCCAAGGCCCGAAACCCAGCCGCCGCTGTGCTGGCGCCCGTGCCACCATCGGTTACGGGAACGTCTGTGCCGCCCGCGCGATAAACCGCATTCCCCTCGACCGCGATATCTCCTGCGCCCGCGCGCGTAATTGTGGTGTCAGACGCATGGCCAAGATTGATGGCGGTAAACTGCGGACTGTCGCCCGCGGTGTCTAAGGCATCGACAAGGTCGACGAGATCTCCATTAATCTGCACCTTGGCATAGGTAATGTCGGCCTCGTCCATGTTGACCGGGAAGCCAAAAATCTGAGATTTAATGACGGCCACGTCTCACCTCGCTTGCAGTGTCAGCAGTCAACCGACCTCATCACGCCGTAATTGCCGCCACCTTGTTGCCGACGTTGATCTGGAAAATTGCGACCGAGTTCGCCGGCATGTAGTAGCGGGCTGTGGTCCCGGTCTGCGCATTGGGATTGGACCCGAACGCCACATAATGAGCGGTGGAATCCGTCGCGATCCGAACGAACGGCTTGCCCGCAGTTGAGGCCGACGACTGCGCATTGCTGGCGCTGGTGGTGACGACTTCCGACACGACGCTTTCGCCTTCGATTGCAACAAGGCCGTGCGAACAGAAAGCCACATGAAGACTTGCCATGGGGAATGCCTCTTAGATGTCAGGTTGTCGATCAGTCGTCACCGAGAAGCGTGCCATTGACGGTGATGGTGCCGGTCACGGCCAGCGTGCTGGTGGCATCGATGGTCGCAGCAGAGCCCGAGACGTTGAGATAGAGATCCGCTGCCGTTCCCGTGCCATCGACGACGCCAATATCCAGTGGACCAGTGTGCCGGCTTCCCGTGGCCGTGCCGCCAGACAGCGTGATCTCAAGCGACGCGCCGACGTTGACCTGCGTCGTGCTGCCGAGCGACTTGTCGGCCGCTGCCGAGATGGCCGTTGTGCCGAGGCCAATCACAAAGTTGGCATCGCCCGCCCCGCCGGTCAGCGTGGCGCCTTCCGCAAACGCGGTGTAGTTCGCGCGCGAGCCCATGAAGGCGATCGAGCTTTCGACAAAATCAAAGAGCTTTGTTGCGCCGTGCGAGCCGCTGGCCGCGCCATCCGTAATGGCGACCGACAAGGCCGTCAGCGTGAACGTCAACTGGAAGTCGCGGCCGTTGCGCAGGATGCTGCACGAGAGCCCCGAGGTTGCCGGCGCGGCGCCGATCAGCGTGGCGTTGTTGGTCTGCGCCAGCAGCGCCAGATCATCCTCGTTAATCACCGTCTCACCGATGCGGATCGTATTCACCCAAATATCGTGATTGGGGCCGTTCGTATCGGTGATGCGTCGGGACATTCTCTGATCTCCTGTGCGGGATGAGTTAGGCCGCTGTCACCAGCGACGCGAGCGGCAGTGTTTCGGCGTAGCAACCCTCGAACGCCTTGCGGCCGATGTGGCGGAAGCGAAGCAGCGTGTCGCAGTAGACCTTGCCGCCGAGGTCGCGCCAGCGCATGCAAAAGCGATAATCCTCGCCGACCACCTCGGGCAGCTCGCCACCCTCTTCGCTGGGCATCAGATCGAACCAGAACAGCGCATGCGCCTTGCCGCCTGGTGCGTTGCGGTCGCGATAGGCCAGCTCGGGATGCGCGGCCACCATGGTCTCTGCGCACTTGCGCGAGATGCGCAGGAACCCGGTTGGAAGCATCCGAACTTCCAGCAAGCCGGTCTGCGGGTTGAAGGCTCCACCCGTCAGGCGCTTGATCGGGAACTTGATCGGATCGGCGCGGGTCGGATAGGTGCCGCCGACCAGATCGCAGTCATGCGACAGGATGCGCCGCACGGCGGCATCTTCCCAGGCCATATCGTCATCGAGCATCACAAGGTCGTCGCAGCCGGACGCCAGGAACTCGGCCAAGACGCGATTGCGCGCCCGAGGCAGAATCGAATCCCCGACGCACAGATGGAACTTCATATCGATGCCGGCGCGCATCAGGTCTTGCGTCGTCTCGACCAGGCTTTGCTGGGTCTCGGCATCGGGTCGGCCGGTGAACGAAAACATCGCCAGATAGACGCGCCGCATCAAATCCTCGCAGGCTTCGCTGCCGTCAGGCAGTAGTGATAATGATCGGGAAGAACTTCGCCGGCTGCATCCCAATCGGAGACAAAGAACGGCCGGTAATCGGTCATCGGCGTGCGCCCCACGTTGCGGGCGTAGAACGGACGATTGAGGAACCCCAATTGCTCCGGCGTCACGACCCGCGTATGGCCGGGATCACCCCAGGCCCATTTGCTGTGCTGATTAGGCGTGATGATGTAGAAGCGCCCGCCGGGGGCCAGAATGCGCCATATCTCATCGAACAGCGCGAAAAAGGAGCGCCAGTCGCCCTGGCGCCCAAGGTGCTCGACAACATCGTAGGCGTGAACCTCCGTGAAGGTGTTCGCCTCGAAGGGATAAGGAAAGACATCGAGGTCGTGAACGACATCGCAGCCCGTCCCGCCATCCATGTCGAGAGTGACGAGGGAGATCCACTCTCCCTCGCCAAGCTTGCGTTGCCGGCTGTTACCGGCTCCGATCAACAGGTGCATCAGTCGTAAGCGTAGTAGATCTCGCACGTCACCGTGCCGGCGCCCGACGACAAGTTGGCGTCCTGGATGATGAGCGTGATGTCCAGATCGCACTTTGGATCGGTGGTCTGGCCGTTCACGAACTCATAAAGCCGCTTACCCCAGTTGGCACGGTCCTTAATGAAGTCCTTCGTGCCGCTGGTCGAGCAGACGATGCCGTCGTTGATGGCATCGGGGTCGTTGGTGATGTCGCTCCGAGACGACGTGTTATAGACGCCGATGTCAAAGGTCGCCGTCGTGGCGCCGAGTGTATCGTGAGAAATCACGGACTGGCCCAGGATGCGAACATTCGACGGCAGACGCGCCATCAGGTAGGTGCTCGACGTGGAGTCGGCCGCAGCCGTCTCGACCGTCTCGACCCACACCTTGACGCGGCCACCGGCCTCGCCTGGATCGGCAAGAGCGAGATTGCTCGATGTCAGCCCCGTCATAATCCGGGAACCGTAGTTGGTGGTCAAAGCCATTGGATTGATCTCCTAGAGATTGATGCGTTGATGAGTGCCGTCAGCTATTAGCCTGGGCCAGCCGTCGGATCGCACTCGATGTAGCCCACGCGGGCCTCTTCCATGCGCGTCGCACCAATGGTCATCGAGAGAAACACCTGCGTCGCATAGTTTTTGTCCGCGCGCTCGCTGATGCGCGAAGAGATGTCCTTGCCGACGCCAAGCAGCATGCCGCCCTTGGCCCAGAACAGGCACTTGTGGTCGGAGTTGGTATCCGTCCCGATGCGCTCCGTCACCACGATGTTGAAGCCGGCGAACTGCGCGACCTGGCCATTCACCAACGGCTTGATCGAATTGTAATCGTGGCTCGATACGCGGGTGTCCATCAGCAGCGACTTGACCTGTGCCGCGTTGATGACGCACCAGCACTCATCGTCCGGGTCGACGTTGCCGGCCGAAAGAAGCTTTTTGGCTTCCAGCAGCTTGGCCACGTTAAGCCCGAGATCCGCGCCGGACACGCCCGGCCAACGGGTCTGAACGTCAACGATCATATTGGTATCAAACGCCGTCGACGTGCCGCCATCGACGCCCGTGTAGGCCGTGCCGTCGGCGGCTGCGATGATCGCGTCATCCATGGCGCGTCCCATGGCCATCGCACCAGCCTCGGCATACTGCGAGGTTGGGTCGATGAGCATGCGGATCTGGTCCTCGCCGTCGATCAGGTCGGCCCAGTCGTAGTCACTGAGCGACACGCGGCGACGGGTGTGCGGGGTGTCCATGCGCGGCGTGTCGGCATGCCGAGACGTGCGCAGGCGGGCCGAGACCGCACCCAACTGCTCGAAATATGCGTTTTTGCCGTTGACGGTTTCGGTTCGCACCGCCTTGCGCAGCTTCGAACCTTTCTGCTGGCTAAGGTGGTAAACTGTGGAACGATACTGTTCCACCATAGACGTGGTGATTTGGATCGACATGGCGTCGAGCCTCCTATCAAAATGTTGAGATAAGGGGGTGTCGTCCGCTCAGTCGGGTATCGGCTCGAAGGCCGGCCGTCCGCGTGACAGGGTACGCTTCAGACGCTACGGAACTGCGTCAGGATGCCGGGCCGCCAACGGGCGGGTTGTCCGGGCTTTTACGCGGCCGGCCGGGGCCTCTGCGCAGGGGCTCGATGGCGTGTCCTGCGGCCTCCGGGGGCTGCGTCGTCTGCGGTGCCGGCGTGGGACGATCGATCCACACGCCATTGGCCCGCGCTAGGCGCTCGATCTCCGTCACGTCGCCGCATCCGGGTAACGAGCGTCAAACAGTTTCTTGCGTTCGTTCACGGCCCACTCGTGCTGTGGGTGCGCCTTGTCGAACAAGGCCGCCGTGTTTTTGCGCATGAACTCAGCAATCGATCGATCGAGATCGGCATGGTTCGGGGCCTGCGGTGCAGTGCCCTTCAAACGGGTCTCACCAAGCCGCTCCTCACCGATCTTGACCCAGGCGCGAATGGTGCGCGGGTCGTTGCCCAAACCGGTTTCATCGAGATATTTGATGTAATCGGGATCGGCAAACTGCGCTAACGCGGCCTTGGCCAGTTGCACCTTGGCGTCGTAGCGACTGCCGTATTCCCGTTGCAGAGCGTGCTGCGCCTGGACCTTGCTTTCTTCCTGAAGCTTCTGCCAATTGTTGTGCGCCTCGATCCGCGACTTTACATAGGAGTCATAGAGGTTCTTGGTCTGGCGCTTGTTCAAGCCGTTCTGGTGCGCCCATGTGCGGAACGCCTTCTCGCCATCCTCGTCATATTCGATCGGCAGATTGGACGGGCGCTCGATCTCATAGTCATCCGGCTTTTCCGGGCGGCCTGTTGCCGCGTACCAGCGTTGCCAGCCTTCTTCATCGTCGTCGCCGGCAGGCACCGGCACTTTCTCGCGCCCCAGCAACTTTTCGAGGGATTGGTAGCTTCTACCCATGTCCTCGATCTTGGCCGTTTTCCGTTCCGCGTCCCAGAACTTAGTCGGGATATACTCGGGCGGCCCATCCTGGACCGCTTGAACCGTTGCCGCCGCACTTCCCGGCGGAGGCGCGGTGCCACCAGCGTCGGCCGGGTTGCCGCCTTGCCCCGCGCCTGGCTCAACGCCAGCCGTCAGGATAGACGACCCTGCATCCAAACTCATGCAATCCTCATCATCGTATCAGGCGATCAACGAGGTCGATATCCTCGGTCGCGGTTTCAGCAAAGCGCTCGGGCTTGAGCGCCAGCAATTGCGCAATACGCAGCGCAACATTCCGTTCGCCGTTGGCCGTGGCGATCTCGATGGGATCGCGGCCCTGGATCGGCGAATAGACGTGAAACTCGGCAAACAAATTGGCGATGGCCATGCGGCCTTCGGGGGTCGCGTAAATTGATTTCCACGCGGCCGACAACGCGCCTTGCGCGGGCTTTCGTGCCATTACAGCGCCGCCGGTTCTGGCATTTCACCTTGAGCCAGTTGGCTCATCTCGTAGCGGGCGCGCGGGTTTTCCTGGGCTTCACCGGCAAACTGCGAGATCAGCGCAGCCAGGTTGCCGCCCTTCTCAGCGCCAGCACTCAGATCCTTGATGCCACGCGCGCCGGTCGCCATGATGTTGGCCGCAGGCCCAGCCACAGCCAACTGCTGCTGCATCTGCTCCATTTGCGCGCCCTGCTCCATCGCTTCTTCATCGCGCAGCAAATCGGGATCGTTGTTAAAGAGATCCCACAGCCACGAGACCAGGGCATCCACGTCGACGCGCTTCTGGACGATCTGCGCCATGACCTCGGGGCCAAAGGCTGACAGCACTTGGAAGGTCTGCATGATGCCGCTGATCGCCTGCTGCTTCTGCGCGGTGGCGATCGGCGACACATACTCAACCGTGAAATCCAAGCCCTGGATTTCCTTCGGGGCCGGCGGCAACTCGCCAAGCCTGGACAAAATTCCAAAGACGCGATCCACCAGCGGCCCAAGCATTTCGCTTTCGAGGCGTCCAATCAGCGGACCAAACAACCGCATCTGCTCAGCCGTGCGCTGCATCACCTCGGTGGCCGTCATGTTGGCGCGGTCGGTCATCCTCATGATGTCCGCAAAAAACGTGCGCAGGATGCGCTCGCGCAGGGCAAGCTGATCCTCCATCATCGCCTGGATGCCTTGCAGGCTGACCGGCATCTGGAACACGCTGTCGGACGGGTTGCCTCTAAAGTACATCAGACCGCCCGGCACGGTGCGCGCCTGGCCAATCAGGCTGTCGTCGCGAATGCCCATCGGCGGGTCGGCGGCTTTTTGCAGGAGCTTGATCTTGGTCAACTCCATGGCCTGCAGCATCTTGATGTCGGGCAGCGCCGTCATAGCTGGCGAACGGCCATAGACCTCGCCACCGTAGCGCGACCAGCGCGGCACCAGATACGGGAACTCGGGAAAGCCGCTTTCTTCCAGCAGGTGGCACGTCTCGTGCTCGAAATAGATCGAGGCGAACGGCATGTTTTTCGGATTCTTCTTGCCGTATTCGCGCTCGTCATCCTCGCGCGGATGCACGCAATGGATGACCTTCACCGTCTCGTCATAGAGCTTGTCCTGGTACTTTTTTCGAACTTCGTCCGAGACTTTCCAGACGCCTTTGCGCTCCATTTGAATCATGTGCCGCACGGTATAAGATGTGCAGCGCATCAGCGTGTCGACCTTGCCGTCGACGTTCTCGGCAATCACGCACTCCGCGAGCGGCCGACTTTCGAACAGCAACCCATTGTCATCGCGCTGGCCGATATAGATGACCGCCGTCCCGAACGCGCCGAGATCCAAATAGGCTTCATGCAGCGTCGTGGTGAAGTTGGTGCCCGGTTGGTACAACTTCGTCCACATTTTCTCCTCGACATCGGAGAGATATTTCTGGACCGCAGGCGCTTCATTGACCGGGGTTTGCGAGCCGTCCTGATTGACGACATCGCCGGTCATCAGGCGCAGCGAAAACCAGCGGCTTGCCGGGTTCGTCGCCATGCCATGCAGGCCAGCGGCCAACATCTCGTTGGCGTGAATGCCGGTCGAGTCATAGACGCGGTTCATCTTCTTTTCGCCGGGCGTTCGCATCCCGACAAAATCGATCTTACGGGGCGAGACGAGTTCACCAACCTCCTGCCAGTGGCTTTCGCAGTTCGTGCGTTCCGACGCGCTTTTCAGCCCGTCGTAGCGCTCTTTGAGGTGAACGATCTTCTCGTCATAATCCATGCGCTTAGGTGCCCAACACGGGAGACGCGCCCGCGACCTGCGGCGTGAGACCAGCGCCGGTCATGGCGCTCGACGGCCCGCCCTGGACGCGCGCACGAGTCTGGCGATTACGGGTGGATTCCACCTTGGTATCGAGCACGGTCGGCGGCGGCGGTGGCGCTTCGGGCGGCGGCGGGGCAGGCGGTGCTTTCGCAGAAGACATGCACATTAGACCGCTCCCATGACTGTCGTTGCGCCGAGTTCAGAGCCGAACGCTGGCGCTTGCGCGGCCTGCGTGGCGGCTACTTTCTGCTGTTGGTTGACGGTGGTGTTGGACACATCCGGCACGGCATTGGCGGCCGTCGTCTGCACGACGGGTGCGGGGGCCGGTGGCGCGGACTTCTTCTTGCTGCCGAAACACATCTGTCATTGCCTCCGTTTAATACGTTGCCGGCGTCGGCGCGGTGCCGCTGGTGCCCAGCTCAGACCCGAACTCGTCTTCCTGCGGTTGGCTTTGTGCCGCCGCCATCTGCTGTTGCTGCTGCTGCTTCAAGCTGTCAGCGCCAGCCCGGAAGTCGAACGTGGTCGGCTTCTTTGGTTCGGGCGGAACGGTTGTTTTGGGCTTGGAACTTCCAAAGCACATTAATTTGCCTCCAGATATTCGCGCAGGATGCGGGCCTGAGCGACTTGCAGCGCGCCCATCAGCGCCACCGATTGGCGATTGCTGGCGTAATTGGTGGCGGTCACGCCGTCACGGCCGACACCTGCAATCGCAATCGCCGTGATCGTGCCGTCCATGGCCAGCTTCAGCATGCTGTGCAGTGCCATCAGGACATACTCATCCGGATCGTTCGCGACAGGCGGAACCACGGTCAGCACGGGCGCAGTCATGCAGCAGCCTCTTTAGGACGCACGTAATCGGGGCGAAGCACGGCAGCGTTCGTATCCGG